AACGGGGTGAGTCGCAAGGTCAGCGAAACACAGCGCAGAGTTATCCGAGTACCGCCGACAATCCGCAAACGGCCTGCCGCGAGGGTCATAGCGCCCGGTATAACGGTCGTCGCCAATCGTTACCCGGAGGCTTGCCTGCTGGATGATGCGCGCAGGCGTCGATTCCGAGTAACACCAGCGCATCGCGGTCGCCGTGCTAAACGTGATCGCCTGCGTGGTATCCCACTCCACAGCGCCATTGACCCGGACCCGAAATATGTTGCCAGCACGAATCAGGGCGACGTCCAATTCACGGACAGTCGCAGGGATGGTGTAGACGTTGGCATTGATGAGCTGGGTAGCGCCCTGCCAGCAAAACACCTGCAAATTCGTGCCACTGACGCGAATGATCAGCACGCCGTCCGTGGCATTGACAGCCCGGAAAATATCCACGATGCCCGAGGCGAGAGGGTCAACAACCGTAAACTTCGACTCGATGCAAAAGTCTGAAGTCCCGAAGTCAAGATCGCCGGCAGACGCGAGCCCCTGCGCCGTGGTGGTGTTTTCTGCGTACCCGTTGGCAATGGTCACCAGTGTGTTATTGGTGACTGGGCGGTAGTTCGTGACGGCCCGATTGTCGAATTCTACAGAGTAGTCTTGCCAGAACTGCACGGACGATTCCAGCGGGTCAGATTCCGGGCGAGGGTCTGTGACTTTGGCCGCCTTCATGACCGCGTGAAAGCGGGGAGCCGCAGAGATGGCCGCAGGGTCAATCCTGAATACGGAGTAGGCAATGCCCACATTCCCGTCAGGCGTCCGCAGAACAAGGTCGTCGTCATAGGTCGCTATGGCCGTCTGTAGGTCGCTGTCCGCCGTCTGCCAGGTTGTGCCTGTGTAATGAGTGACGCTGACCCCGGTAATCGGGAGTTCTTCGTCGTTGATGTAGACGCGCACGAACGAATCTATCTCGCCGTAACACCACGCCACACCCACGACTAAATCGCCGCTCTCGATACCGTANNNCAGGGAGTCACCCTCCCAGACAATCACGGCACCCGCGCCGGGGATGAATGAGCACACGGAGTTATACGTGTGTCGGGGTGATATGCGCGAGGCGAGGGAATGAGAGACTGAGACCGTGATACTGTTACCCGAAAGGCGAGAGGATTGTATGCGCCCGTCTAATCGCAGAAACCCATCATCCGCGCTGTACTCTGTGCCTTCAGGGGCGTCTGGACTGGCAATGATCGCCCAAATCTTACAAAGCCCGCCGCGCCAGGAGCCGGACTGAATCTCGGCTACTCTCTCGGCGGTAAACGGCAGCTCGATTTCTGCGGACTCCGCATCACGAATAGACCGCAGGTTGAACCCACCCGCAGAGTAAGACCTTCCATCAAACAAGACCAAGCCCGAAGAACTCAAAAGCTCCGATGATCCGCCGTGCTGGATTTCAATGACAAAAATAGGGCGCGTTGATGTCGCCTCAACCAAGGCCTTTTGTGCAGAGCTGAGCATCACTGAATCCTGGTATATATAGGAATGGTGATAACTCGAAGCGTTAGTCCTGCGACGTTCTGTATACTTGGCTCACCCCAAAAATATCCGACGCCAAAAGCCCCAAAGTCTACCTCTGTAGCCCTGTTTTGGTTGATGAACGCCAAAAGGGATGACGACTGGCTCAGTGTTAGCGGGCTAAAAACCACGGTACTAAGCGCGTACTCCGCAGTCCCGAGTTGACGAACAACAGGTGATCCATCCTCCATCAATTCTCGGCTAACCGGGTACTTGTGGTTATTGGTTGATGCACCGCTGGCGGGGTAGGCATCAAAATCAAAGACCGTCATACCACGACCTCGCCCTGCTGTGACCCTGTAACAATCCGAACAACGTCAGCGAGGGCTTGCTCATAACCAACGCGCTCAGACCGTGAAGCTTCCAGCATCGTTTGAGAGGCAAGATACATCTGATTTGCTGCGGCCATCTGTTGATCTGCGGCAGAATCGAGCATTGCCCGCAAGCGATCATTCTGTGCGGCCTGCGACGACTCCAGATCATTTGCGAGGGTGCTTAGACGGTCCTGCGCAATCTGGCTAGTGCGCTCCGCAAAGCTGGCGAAGTATTCGGCGGTCTGTTTGGTGGGATCACCTATTGCACGAAACAGCGAATTGTTCAGAGCATTGATCTGGCTTGCGACCTTCTCAATCTCTGCCGCATCTGTCAGGCTTCCGAGAGAGGCGCGAAGCTGGTCGCGCTCAGTACGGCGCATGGTGTACAGCTCGCCTTCCGTCATCACGGACTCGCGGATTGCCTGCGCCGAGTTTTCAAACAACCCGCTAATTCGGCCTGATACCTCCAGCATGTTGGCCGCAAGCTGGGCGGCAACAGACTGGTTCTGAGCAAGCGCTTGATTCAACTGTACGGCAGAGGAAGCCGAGCCATCGAAGCCTTCAGCCATTTGCCGGATGGCGTCGATCTGCTGATAGTACGCATCAGACAGCGTTAGGGTGGACGCTGCGGCATCTTTAACCTGGGTGACGACGTTTCGATCAATCTGAGTGCTGATGCCAACAATGGCATCGGCAAAGGCGACCATTTCCTCGGTCGTGCCCTCAAAGCCCGTCAGCAGATTACGGATAACCTCTGATAAGCGGGTCTGCTTTATGATCTGGTCAAAGGCAGCATCAAGGAAAGCGTCCTGGTCTGTGAACTCTTTATCAGCCACCGAAAGGGTGCCGCGATTATTTACCCCAACCCTAAGCAGGCCCTCCGCGCCTACCGCGTCGGCGAATGTCGCAAGCATTCCAGAGAGTGAATCAAGGCCCTCAGCTACCGCCGCCGTGTCACCTGTGCCAAACAACCCTCGATCTATAGCGCCGCCGTTTGATAGGTCCAGGGTCTGATAAGCGCTGGCGAAGTCGGGCTTACTGTCACCGAACCCAAACAGGTCGCCCAGCAGCTTTTCAGCGCCAGCCCCAAGGAATGAGCCAATACCCGCGCCCAAAGGCCCAAAGATTGACCCGGCAAAACCGCCGATTGTAGAACCTATGCCCGATGTGTCACCAAAAACCGCATTCCCGGCAAAGCCTCCAAGAAAGCCCGCCCCCGCGTTCATAGCTACACCACCCAGCCCCATACCTACGGAACCGCGAGCGTTCAGGCCGATGTTTTCCAGCCCCAGGGCATACGCGCCATCTGCGAGTAAATTGTATGCACCGTCAGCAAGGCCCGTGATACTGCCGGAAATCGTAGACAGAACCCCGCCCGGCGCAGACAGTGCCGACATGATGCCGCCAGCGCCGGACGCAACACCGCCAAATCCGCTCGCAGCGGCGCTAGCAGACATGCCGCTAACACCCATTGCGGCGCTCATCTGCACAAGTATTGGCCGAGTGATGGCTAAGTGCGCGAGTTCTCCGAGAAGGTTCTTAAACGCGTCTTTTAGACCGTCCGCAAAGTCATTGAATGAATCAAAAGCTCCCTTCCATGCACCTGAAAAAGACTCATCAATGCGGGCTGCAACATCTTGTAGCGCTCGACTCCAAGCGCTTTGCGTTTCTTGTGCCGCCTTAGCCTGCGTTTTAGACAGGTCCACCGCCGCCGCACCCGCTTCATCCATAACGTCTTTTGCTGTTCCGACAGCAATGGCCGTAGCACTAAACTGACGCTCCGTTTCGGAAACAAAATCCTCTAACGCATCAGAGGGAAGCGGCCTTGACAGGATTTCATCCATACTCTGGCGCGCAGACGAGGCCGAGGACTCCATGCTCAGCAGGAACCCATCAAACAAAGAGTTATATTGAACCGGGTCTGTCCAGGGCATTTTGTTATATACCCATATCGCCGCTTCTGCGATTTTGTCCAGCCCTGTTACAACAGTTCTCGCCATCTCAGCAAAAAATGCTTTCATGGCTAGCCATCCGGCCTGTAGCCCGGCAATCGCGTTGCCTACCAAGCCAGCGCCTTTGACCATAGCGTTGAAGGCTTTTGTTGCTATCGAAGCGGCACCCCCCGACTCTTTGCCAACGCCAAACAAGCGGTCAGCAACAGCCTCTAAAACGGGCGCAAACTTCACTGCCAAGTGCTGCGAAAGACCCTGGAATACCTTGCTGACGCGATTCATCGCATCATTAGCCGCCTCGACCTTGGCCGCGTCGAACTGAGATATGGTCAGCCCAGCAATGCGCGCCTGTTCTGCGAACTCATCAAGCCCCTGAGTCCCTGCGGCCATCGTCTGAACCAGCGAAACGCCCTCAGAATCAAAGAGCTTCATCGCGAGGCGAACCTTGTCCGACTGGTTCCCGACGCCCTCCATAGCATCGGTGATCTTTCTGAATATCTGATCAGGGGCAAGCTCAGCCAGTTCTTCAGCAGAAAGCCCAAGCTCAGCAATAGCGCCCTTCGCCTCACCCGTTCCCTGTGCAGCTTCAGCCACTCTGCGGGTCATGCGCTGCAACGCCATATCCAAGGTGGATGTAGAGACTCCGGTCTGCTCAGCCGCAAAGCGGAGCGCAGCAAGGTCCTCAGTAGCAATGCCCAGGCGATGAGAGACCTTGGCGAGAGAATCAACGGATTCAAGCCCAGCAGATACCAGCTTTGCCGTAATCGCAGCCCCCGCCGCAGTAACAGCCGCGCCAAACTTGGCCGCGTTCGCCGCCGTCTTGTTGAAGTTCTTGCGCATGTTCTGCAAGCGCTTCGCCATCGTCTGGTCAGACTTGACCATCGCGGAATCAGCGCGGTTTAGCTCGCGGCGCAACTGTTCGCTAGTCGCGTCTATACGGACTAAAAGCTGTTCAACACTACTTGCCATGCTTTGCTCTGCTTATTGCGTCCAGTTTCATGCGCTGAAAAATCGCCCGTTGCTCTTCTACTTTCTTGCTGGTGGGTCGAGAGGCAAAGGGATTGGTTTTAGAGACAAAATCTACCTTTCCCTCAAAAGCCAGAAGGATTTGAGGTATAGGGGTCTCCAGGGTTCTCTCAGGCGACCACCCCAGCCAGCCTGTGCCAATCTTGAAGAGGCGTTCAGCCAGCTCGCCAGGGCTTATGACTCCCCCGACGAATCCTCCGAAGCCTCTTCACCGTTAGGGTTCAGAAGCATGTTCAGATAGTCCGCCGCAATTTCCGAGGAATCCGCGAGGCCATGACTGATGATGCGCTCTTTCAAAACCTCTATCCCGGTCTTGTCCAAGCCCGCAGCTTTGCCGAGGATGAATGAAATGGCCCCAACAGATACAGAGGCTATCGCCTGCCCTACCTGCATCATGCCGTTGGGATATTTGCGTTCGATCGCCTCGATTGCCGAGACTGTGGCCTTGAGTGTGTACTCATGACCATCAATCTCGACAACCATCACGCCCTTACTAATACGGCTCATATTACGGTGCCGCTACTTTGATGATGGACGTGTTAATGCGGACCTCACAGGTAAGCATCAAAACGTCATTAGCGCCGCCAACGGTCTCGACCACGGAAGCGACCTGCCCTGCAAAGTACCGAACCTCACCGTCCGCATACTCAACCTTGAAAGCGTAGTTGGCAGACGTGTTATTCGCCTCGGCAGTAACCAGTGCCTCCTGGCCCGTATCACCACCGATAAATGCCATGGTGATGGTCATGTTGCCCGCGTCCCTTGAGCCTTTCAGCTTTTGGGTTCGACCGTCACCCAGCCCGGTGAAGGTAACCTCTGCCGCCGCGTCACTGTGCTGCCGATAGAGACAGCGACGTTTGCGCCTGTTTGAATACCCATATTTGAATCTCCTACGGTTGGGTAATAATGCGGAGCGTCACCTGCCCCATGAATGTGAGGTTGTCGGACTCACGAACCGTCTGTTTGCGCACGATGCGCAGAGCTGTGGCACACCCCGATGGCAGGTCCAGGACAACACCATTGAGTGTGGAAATCTGCTTGATGTACTTCATGACCTCGGCCTGCCCGGCCACCCTCGACCAGATGCTCAGGTAGACGAAGTGCTCCTCCGTGGCCAGATCGAGGAACTCGAGGTCGGTGGAGATCTTGTTGTCGATGACAACGTAGGGATAGGGTGAATCCTGGGGCACCGCATCCCAGACGTCGCAGTCAACCGCCGCCTTCAGGGCCGCCAGGAGCGCGACGTGGAGCTCCAGAGACAGGTCAGCCATCGCTCGCCCTCCCGATCGCTTTCTTCACTGAATGGCGCACGCGCTTGACCAGCCGAGCTCTGTTGACGTCCCACGCAGGCTGTATGAACGGGCGAGCTGGCTGCGGCCGGGTACCGTTGCCGCCCTTTGTTCCGAATTCCATCCAGAGCGCCTTGTACATCTGCATCAGGGCGAACTTGTTGCGGATCGTGGCTTTCGTGTCCGCGCCGGTTTTCGTGATGCCGACGCGCTTGCCCTGGTCGTTTATTCCGGTTTCCACCGCCTTGAAGCCGCGCTTGATTTGCGCGCTTTCCGCCGCCGGGCCGATCAGCGCCGTGAATCCGTCATTGCCGATCTTGTAGCCGATGGAATTCACCAGATTGAGCTCATCGCGAGGCGCTCCACCGATCATGTCACGCTCGATGTCCTGCGCCGCAGACTCGATCTCGACCTTGATGTCCCGGGTGATCTCCTCCGGCATCCGGCGCAGCTTTCTGCGCAGCGGCGTCACCTGGGAGAAGCCGCGGCGCTGCTTTGCCGTGCTCATACCGCGACACCACCCTCGGCTTCGATCGTGAGCCAGCGGGACCTATTGCCTTCGTCTCGGATGAACCGAATGTTGAAATCGCTGCCATTCCATACCAGAACGTCGTCCGCCCGCACGTCGGTTCGATAACGCATCGTGAACACGTAGTTGGCGACGGCCTCCGTCTGGTTCGACTGCTCGCGCTCATCGCCACGCAATGCCTTCACGTGCATTCGCACAGTCGCTACGGTCGTTGTCGCTTCCACCAGACTGCCGTCGGCGGCCTGCGTCTGATTTTTCCGACGTATGGCGACGGTTTCGGTCAGCCGGCCGGCTCTCACAGGCCCATCCTGCGGTAGCGCGCCAGCAACGACTCCATGGCGTTTTGCGTCGAAGTGTTCGAAACTCCCGAGATCGACTCCTCCCGGTTTTCAAATAGCTCGGCCACCCTCAGAAGGATGGCGTGCTTGATGTCCTCAGGGACAGATGCGTCGTCGGCATAGCCCGCAGTGAGGCGCACGGTCACGGCAGCTGGATGCCCGTCCAGGGTTTCAGGCCACTCTTTGACCGCGACGAGTGAAGGCACCGGGGCATACTGTTGAATCCAATAGTCGACGTCTTCCGAGAGCGATTGATCATCACCCGCTGCGTCAAGGTACGAAACACTGTCGACGCTAATGATCGGGGACAACGGAATCGATATCGATTTTGATGCGAATCCCGGGAGGTACCACTCGACCTGACGCTGAGCAATAAAACCATCAATAAACGATTCAGCTGAACGCAGCGCTGAGCGAATCAAACTCTGCATGTAGAAAGGGTCAGAATCTGGTGCGACACAGTGCTCCTGAGCCTCGGACACTGTGACGACATCAGAGCTCGGACCTGTGATGGTCTTGTAAATCACCGCTGATCGCTCTGCTTCTTCTTCCGTCGAGGTTTGCTCGGCGCCTGATCAATCACTTTCGTGTCGTAGCTTTCAGTGTCGATCGACACCATGCCGGCATCTGACCACTGCGCGGCGAGATGCGGAGCACACATGAAGCGCTGCCCGACGATGATCTCGCCGTACCGCGCGGTGATGAAACTGCGCTGCGCTGTTACTGCAACGTCCATAGGGCCTCCGGAAACAAAAACCCCGCCGAAGCGGCGGGGCTGTCGGTTGGGTGGTTGACTGGCTTACGCGGCCAGGAGGTCACCGTACTGAATCGCCGCCGGCGTATAGACCGCGAAGGCCGCACGCAGCTCTGCGCGGATCGTGAGCAGGTTCTTCTGCACGTTGTCAGCGTCCTGCTCGAACATCTCCACGACGACACCCTGGCGCATGAACAACTGAAACGCGTTCGAGTCACCCATGAAAAACTTCCCAGCGGGGATGTCGTTGGAGGTGACGACCGGAAGCCCCCAGATCAATGGCGTCATGCCGCCGTTGATGTAGGACAGCGCTGCACCATCTGACGCCTGGTACTTGTTGCTCGATGCTTCCTTGACACGCTCCATCGCACCGAAGTCGGCGGGATTCATCCAGATGAAGTTCGGGCTGTAGTCCGCACCGAGAATGGCGTACTTCGCTCGGTTGAGCGCATCCAGGGCCAGCTCGGCTGCCGTCGGAGTGAACGCTGTGTGCCGGCCCGTAGCCGAAAGACCCGACAGATTAGGCGCCGTGCCGTTCCCGGTGATGATTTGCTTCTGCAGACGGCTTTCCACGCCATGGCGCATGCGGCGGTCGATGTACGACTGCAGCATCGGCGCATCGTCGAGGATCTGCTTCGATGCCTTGATGATGTGGGGAATCGTGCGCACGGGATCCTGGATCAGCTCGAACGTGAGATCGGATTCCGGCTTCGCGGCGCCCTCGGCAGTCTCTGCCGCGTCGTTCGTCCAGCTTGCCTCGCGCGTGTACTCGATCTGATTGCTGCCAGTCGTACCCATCGGGACGAAGTCCAGAACGTTCAGAGCCCGAAACGCGCCAGGCACGATGCCGGGCAGTCGATCCTTCGCGACCAGGACGTCGGACGGCTCTCCAGCTGCCTCGCCCAGGATCGTGTTCTTCACCTCGATGCGGGCCATCCGGGATCCGTCGCCGGCGACGAAACCTTTGAAGCTGTCGCTTTCGACGAAGGTCTCTCCCCACGTCTTGTGCTCCACACCGTCGGCACCTGCCAGACCACCGGCCAGCTTCTGCTCGACTTCCTGCAGGCGAGACTGGAGGCCCTCACTGGACTCGATAACCGACTTGTGTTCCTCGGCGAGCGCTTTCAGCTCGTCGCGCACCTTGTTGGTCGCTTCACCGTAGTCCTTGATCTGGCCCTCGTACTGGGCAACAGCTTCGGCGAGCTTCTTCTCGATAGCCTCGAGAACGGCTTTGTTTTCTCCGGACATAATGTCCTCCTTACAGTTTCAGTTTCAGTATCTGTTCACTGAGATCGTCGTTTTCCTGCGTTGCGCCTTGCTCGCCAAGGCCCGACAGATGCTTGATGCGGCTCACGACGGCCACCGCATCAGCCCGTGAGAAGCCCCCTGCCTCACGCAGGATTGACTCCATTTCCTTCATCGACTCTGCAGCCGAAACCATTTCCTGGAGGAATTTCACCTCGCCTACAGAGGCCCCAAGATCGGCTGGCTCCTCGACGACACTGATCTCGATAAGATCAATCTCTTTCAGGAATCGCACCTCGCCTTCCTGGGTGTAATTTCTCACCCGGTACCCGATCGACAGCCCGTCCACAGCTCCATGCTTCAGGCTCGCGTACACGTCCTCAGCCTTGCTGTGCCCTGGCGTGAGCTCACCGTTGACGCGTAGGCCCTTCTCGTCTTCAGCGATCTCCAGCCACTTTCCGATCACCGGGCCGAAGTGATTCCAGCGCATGCGGATCGGGCGGGTGCGTGATTTCAGCGTTTCTACATACGCCCCGGGGAGTACTGAGTCACCGTGCGCGTCCAGCCCACCGAAGACAGACGCATATCCTTCGAACCGGTGCCCGTCGTCGTCCATCTTGAGGCTGACACCATCGAGCGAAAGCAGCTTGAATTCCATCAGGGTTCTCCTGTCGGTTGCCTCACCGGTTGGCGAGCTTCGGTGAGCGGGATCATTGTTGAGTTGATATACAAGCGGTCACCTCCCGGCTCGGGCGGAAGACCCTCCTTCGATCGCGCATCGTTGGGTTTCAGGACTCCCGCATTGATGCCCTTCTGATACCCGTCAAATCGCTCAGACTGGCTCGCACGCAGCAGCTCATCGAAGTCAAATCGAATCCGAGCTCGCGGCCGGTGTTGAGGCGCAAGCAGGTTGAGGCGGATCGAATCCTCGAAGCGTTCGAGATAGGGGCGCAGATTCAGCTTGTAAAAACCCTGAACGAGCTGCTCGACGCCCGAGCCCCATGTCGTGCTTCCAGACGTGTCGTTGATCAGAACTGAAGGCACGCCCATGAACCTTGCGAGGTCTTCGATTTGGAACCGGCGAGACTCGAGGAGCTCGATATCCTGCGGCGTCATCGAAACCTGCTGGTACTTCATGTCTGCCTCGAGGACCATCAGGCGGTCGGTGTTGCCCTCGCGCAGCTCATTGAACTCCTGACGAATCTGCTCTCGGTTCGCCCTCCCCAGGGTCTTGTCGATCGTCAAAACGCCCGTGGGCTTTCCTCCGTTCTGATAGATCTTCGAGACTCGGCTTTCCGCTGCGAGCGCAATTCCGAGTGAATTGCGCGCGTATCCGAGCGGGCTCAGACCGACGATGCCGTTGCCGAACAGCTTCACGTGCCAGATGGAGTCTGACCCGTAGGCCGTTACACCTCGATCATGGTAGTGGTAATGGACCACCGAACCATCGCGCATTAGCCGAGTTTCTACCTGGCTAGCCATCATTGGCAGCAGGCCTACCAATCGCGTGCCGCTGTATTGCTTGACCGCATAGCAGTTCCCGCGGCTGACCAGGTTGAGCATCATCGTCTCCATGAACTCGAACCGGGTCTGGTATCGGTTCAGCTTGCCAGAGAAAAGCTGCGAAACCTCGGTATTCAGGGGCTGCACTTGCCCCTCGCTGTCGACACTCCCGAACATGATGGGCAAGCCCGCTACCGTTTCCGACAGCAGGCGAGTTGCTGCCCACCAGGCCGAGAGAGACATGGCCGTGTCGAAGTTAACCGTCTGGGCCGCTGGTCCGTTGTGTGTGTATGGCCCGGGATTCTGTGAGCCTGTATTGCGATTCAGGCCGTCAAAACCCAGCCAGCTTAGTGCGCGTCGGAGCATTTAGGCCACCAATGGGTCGTTAATGAAATCGGAGAAGTCTTCCTCCGCATCCGCTCCGCTGATGCCTATCGCCATGGCCAGCGCAGCCATATCGTCGATTTTTTCCGCCGACTTGCGTTTATCCGGGGCCATGTTCAGGTTCTGGTCATACCGAACGACCAGGTTGGAGGCCATCCACGCCAAAACAGGATCCCCGCCGTGCACCAGGCGGCCGCTGATGTAGGCGCGCTCCAGCGACTGCATCGCCGGGTGATACGATTTCGGACCCTGGATGAACTCGAGCAGAGGCACGCCAGCCTCGACCAGGCGGCTGATCAGCTCCGTCGCGTTCCATGGGTCATAGGCGATGTTCTGGACGTTGAACCGCTCTACGACCTCGAGGATCGTTTCCTCGATGACTTTGTAGTCGATAACGTCGCCTTCGGTTTCGGTGATCAAACCGGACTCAACCCATGATGCGTAGGGCACTGTCCCGCGCTCAGTGCGGTGCACCACCGCCTGGGCCGGCACCCACCGCCAACCATGGGTATAAATCCTGTCTCCAACTGGCCATATCAGTCTCAGCACAGCAATATCTCGAGTTGATGCCAAGTCGAGACCGCCGTAGCACGGCACCTCGGCAAGCTCCTGCAGATCAACCGCTCCGTTGCAGGCTTCCCACTTCGTGAGATCAATCCATCCTTCCGCCGTCGAGGCCGGCCGGTTCAGGCGTTTGATCCGGAACTCGGCGAGCTTCGAGGGCATCTGTTTTGCTTCGATCGACTCCTTCCGGATCGCGGCCGCCAGCTTCGGATTGACGTCCATCAGCGGATTCGCCTTACACCACGCAGACTCGTCGAACTCGTCGTCAGCCTTGATGCCTAGCGTCTTGTTCTCCTCGTCGACTGCGTAGAACACCGCGAGGAAGTGGTCCGCCGTGGTGCCGAAGACACCCGCCAGCAGTCGCTTCACGAACTGGCGAATCTCTCCCCAGGGACCAGGGTTCGTGTATCCCTCCGTCGTCGTGTAGAGCCAGAGCGGGTTTGACCGCGCGCCGGCAGCGGAGGTCAGCACGTTGATCAGATCAGACGTCTTGTGCGCGTGTATCTCATCGAGCGCGACGATGCTCGGGTTCAGGCCGTCCTGGGTGCTTGCCTTCGCGTGCACGGCCTTGTAGCTGGCGCCGACCGTTTCTCGCGTCAGCGCCTTGGCCCAGATACTGATGTCGAAGTGTTCGCACAGATCGTGAGTCCGCTCCGCCATACGCTTCGCGATCTTGAAGATTATCGAGGCCTGGTCGTGGGTCGTCGCTGCGCTGATGACCTGGGCGCCCTCTTCCGGCTCACAGCACAGGCAATACAGCGTGATGCCCGCGGCGAGGGTGCTTTTCGCGTTCTTTCTCGCCACTGCGAACAGCGCTGACGTGAATCGCCGCGGCCGGTAGTCCTCCCAGCCTGGATAACGCTCAACCGCACGCTGCCGAAACCCGAACAGCTGCACGAGGAAGAACACGTGCGACTCGTGCAGCACGATCGTGGGCGTCTCCCACTTACCCTCGACGTGCGGGAGCTTCTCGATGAAGTCACAGACGTCGTTGGCATGCCATCGGTCGAACAGGAACGGGCAGCTCTTCCGCCTTGCGCGTTTCAGGTCGTCAAGGAACCGCTGGGCCGCCTGGCGAATCAGCAGACCGTGACGCTTGCCCTTCTTGTCCCGGACAGCTCGTCGCGCGTAATCCTTGGCAACGTCGACGTAGTCGCGTTCACTTCTTGCGGCCATTCGCGCCGAACCGGTTGCCGCCCTTCGCGTCGGGGTCGGCGTTCACCTTGTTGCGCGATACGGGTGTCAGGCCGAACTCGGTCTGATACAGGCGCAGCTGCGTGACCATCGCCGAACTGATGTCGACGCCCGCGGCGTTCATCTTGCGGATCTTCCCGTACAAGATGCACATCACCTCGAGCGCCTCGAGGTCAGCGATCGTTAGAACCCTCTGGGCAATCAGGATCGGCGAGATCCGGTCCCAGTACTTCTTTGCCTCGATCTCGAGGAAGGACGGAGCATCCGGTACGCCGTCGAGTTTCTCGAACTGCAGCTCGTCTGGACCCATGCGGCAAGGCTGCGCAGTGCTGCGAAGCTGCTTGACGTTGTTGGATTCCTTT